TTTTTTAAATATATTTTTTCATTTGCATAAATGAATTCTTGTTCACAAATTTCAACACCATGATAGGATACTTTTCTTGTTCTATTATCAAAATCCAAATTTTCAATATTTAAACCTCTTTTGAGATCTTCATGTAAAGGTACAATACGTTGTTTGCCCATGTACAAAAATATTAATACATCCCTTGCTTCATCATATTGAAATGGTTCAAGATACTTTAGATTCTCGTAAAATGGTATCTTCTTAACCATTTCATCGATCAAAACTTCTCTGATATGATTCCTTTTTTCAAGTTGTGTATATGTTATTTTAGATATAAATTCAATATTAGTTTCATTATATGGATTCATAATTACTAATTGATTAACTTCATCAAATAACTTTTTATAAACCTTTTTATCATACATCAAAACATTTTTATGTATATTTGTATTAAACTCACTTTCACCAATTTTCTTATAATATATCATTTCGAAGTCTTGTTGCATTACATCATCAATCAAAACATAAGGTATAATAGTATTAAACCTAAAACTAACCTCATCACTAAGATGTTTAAAAAAATCTACATATATTTTTGGTTCATACACATAATCATATGTATAGTAAGATATTAGTATTTCTTCTTGGGATAATAGTAATTCATGTGATGGTGTATCTATACCTTGAAATTCATAAATTCTAATATATCTTTCTTCTTTTTCTTCGATATCGATTTTTATTTTAAAGGGTATTTTGAACTCTTCAAAAAAACCTACATCATTTTTTTTATAAATTGTAAAGTTATCTAAGAAACTAGTCGTTTCAATTATTGGTGATGAAGATTCAGCAATAGTTTCAATAGCAGTTTCTACTGCTGTAAATTCTAAGTCTATATTTTCAATATTATAATTTAAATATTCTCCGTCTAAATCCTTGATAAGATAATTATGAACAGTTATCTTATAATATTTTACTTCATCATCCATATAATTAAACATTGTATAACCATAACTATAAGTACCATTCAAACTAACAATTGATGCATTTATATTTCTTGAATTTATATTTAGCTTGAAAGTAGATTCATCAATTTTGAATGTTCTAGCAAAATATAAATAAATTTCTAATTCATTCTTTTCTTCATTCAAAAAATAGGTAAGATTGTTACTTTCTAAATCTACTTTAATATTTTTATATACATTATTTTTCAATTTTTTATGTTCACTTCTTTCTAGTGCATAACCATTATATCCATTATCAATCAACATTTTAAGATATGTATCATATTTAAATTTAACAGATGATATTTCCATTGCAAAAATAGACATCAGTTCAAATATATTATTAGGTGAATATGCAGTCGTACTTATTATTTCCTTTCCTGAAAATACTTTTTTATATACTGTAGATTCATAGTTTATATATTCAGTAAGATACTTAAATAATTTGCTTGATTCAAATACTATTTCATTATCAAAAGTTTTAATATTTAGATATGAACCAAGTACCTTTGCAAAATTATCAATAATTTGATTAACAGAATAATCTTTATATTTACTCATTTCTGTCATTAATAAATCAAATTCCATTTTTAGGTTCGAGTATTCATCAAATATTATTTTAAAACGTTCATAAGTATGTTTATACGCTTTCTTTTTCTTCACATCAACTGTAATGGTATATTTTTCTAAATTAGTTTCATAAAGTCTTTTAATTTTTTCATATTCATTTTTAATAATATAATATTTTTCAATTATTTGTTGAATAAATCCATATCCACTCTCTCCAAAATAAAAAAATATATAATCTTTAAGGTCGTCTAAATCTTGTATTAATGTAGAATTTGAAAATCTTTCAAGTTTTATTTTTTCTTGTCCATCACTCATATATACATGAAATTCTCTTGAGTTTATATTGTATGGGAATATAAAATTATTATCAAATCGCCCTGAAAGATTAATATCTTTTTCAAGTAATTCAGATACAGTATAAGATTTTCTTATATCTTCTTGAACATCTCTAATCTTTTCAAATAATAAAGGATTTAAAACATTATAAATAAATTGTGTATCTTCTTTTTCGAGTATTTCTCTTGGTAAAAATTTTAATAAATTTGACATTTAACTTTTTTCCTTTATTATGAAATTATGTCTATTGTTCTAACGGGTACATTAACCCCATTAACTATTTGTTGTTTTTCAACAATTTGTGTGAAAATAATCTTATCATCTAGAATATGTATTGTTGAAGATGGTGTTATTGATTCACCATTACTATCTTTTATTACTTCAATATGTTGTACTTCTGGAACTCTTGTATGAATCCACTCTAACAATTTTGATAAATGAAAATGTTTTCCAAGCGGCATATTTCCTATATCAAAAAATGCATCCAATTCAGTATCAATTTTTGATTTCAATAATTCATCAGTAATACTTGTATTTTTAGTTTTATATATTTTTAAAGCTATTTGTATTTCATATACACTGGCATTATATACTTGTACAATATCAGAAATCATTTTTCTTTTCTCAATATCTCTAACAAGTTTATTAATCTCACTACTTGTTAATAGGTTATAAATTTCTATTCCTTTTTTCAAATCTTTTTTTACACCAGTTACATAAATCTCAATAATATTAGACTTACTTGGATTGATAAAAATATCATCAGATTTATAATGTGTCCAAATATAAGATAAATCATTCTCTGGGAGTGAAAATTCTACCGTTTTAAACAATAAAGTCATAGTAAATCCATTAATGATCGGTGTTAATCTTAGATCTGTAATAGTAATGCCATCTAGCAACTTATTAATATTAAGAAGAATCATTTCTAGATTAGATTCTACTTCATCTATAACTTTATCATCATCTAATTGTTTAGAATTAATAATTTCAAAATATAATGTATTATTTGTTATATTTGTAAATTTTATACTTGTAATACTATAATCCATAGGTAAAATATTATTCATATTTGTAATATTGATTTTATTATCTAAAATATCTGACGGAATTTTCTTATTAGACAATCTAATAATTGTCCCTTTACTTTTTGAAGATATTAATACTTCAGGATACTTATACCATTCATTCGGTGATATTGAATCCGGATCAAATATATCGAAAAAGAATTCATCTCCAGTTTCTGTAAATTTAATAGTATCAAACATACCTACTACTGTTGATTCAGTAAAGTATGCAGTAGGTGTTATTAAAAAAGTATCAGTAACTTTTTCAGTTCTTGGATCTATAATTCTAAATGATTCAACCTTATTTCGTTGCTGATCAAAATATATATCAATAAATTCATTGCTCATTCTTGGACTATTCTTACCAATATAACTTCTCAATACAACAGTAGAATATTTAACTCTAGGATGTAACATACCAGCAGTTTCATAATCACTTACCGTAACAAATCTATCCTGTATGCTTCTCAGTTTTCTTGCCATGTACTTAATCTGTTCATCAGTCTCAGCTGCAGTCCCACCAGTGGCATTAAATTTATCTTTAATTTCAAGATCTAATGTCATATTCTGTATATTTCCTACATGACTATCAAAATATTTAACAGGAACATTTATATATTGTAAATCAGCATTAACTATATTCATAACCTCATCAGAGTTATTCATGTTTTTTCTATAAAATAATAATGTTTTAGCAGCTGGCATCAAGATTTCTGCATTTTTTCCATCACCAAATATTAATTCAATATGACCATGTTCTGTATTATTCACTTCATATGCATATCTGTATTGGTGATTATTAAGATTATCTACTTCATAATATGTTCTTAATAAATTATCCTGATCATCATACTGTCTGACAATTGTTTTGTTATTAAAAATATTTTGTTCATATATAGTTGTTTTAAAATTTTTAATAGGTTTTGATATAACAATGGGTCTAGTAAATGTACCACCTTGTATAGTTGGTATATACAAATAAACATTCTTATCAAGAATATTATTACCTTTATCATATTTTAAAACAAATTCAAAACCAAGCTCAACAGTATCAGAATATAAAGTGTCAGGATTATATGACAGGGCATCTATTGTATCTTCACTATTAAAATAAGTAACAGGGTCAAATAATAATGACTGTATTTCAAAAGTTTTTGTATCATTTGCATAGTCAATATACACATTTGTATTTGCGTCAAACCTCATTTGAAATTTATCTACAAATATTGATCTTTCATAGTATTCAAAATTATCTTCTACTACTCTTTTTATTTTTATATTTTCTTGAAGAGTGAAATCTTCCAGTTTATTAAATATATTATTAAGAGTATTCATAAATTCTTCAGCAGTTACTGTTTTTAATAAATAATCTAACTTGTACTTATAATAAGTATAATGTGTTGTTTCTATTGGTTTGAATTCAATAGTTTGTGTTTTAGATAGGATATCATTTAATGTACCTTGTGATTTAACTTTTGACAACATCAATGTTCCACCAGATTCATCAGATAAATCAATTCTACTTATTGAGACAGCAGGTTCAATTCTACTATACTTATAACCTAACATATCAGCAATCTTAATGATTGATTTTCTTTCTTTAGCAGTTGAAAGGTAAACCTCATTCAGATTCGTATCCATTCTATATGCCATCATCTCACCATAGTATGCAAAAAGTTCTATAAGCATCATCACATAATCTGATCTAAAATAGTCATTATAATTTGGATATGTTTGTTCAATATAATCTTGTAATGTCTGTCTTATTGAATGAAAATCATACTCTTCAAAATTATAGTTTTCAATAAGATCAGTAAATTCAGAAGAAAGTTTTTTTACTTCCCTTTCAAAAGTCTTAACTGCCATAATATCCTTCTTCATTTCAATATTTCCTTTATTTATTCCAAAAATGTTAATATTCAATAAATAAATAATTCAAATTAATATAATAAAAAGGATTGTAATGTCTAAAGCTAGTTGGAACCAAGGTAAATATAATGTAACAAATATGGATAAATATAAAGGTACATTACCTGTTATCTATAGAAGTAGTTGGGAAAAAAGAGTTTTCTTTTTCTTAGATAATCATCCATCCATTATTGAATGGGGGAGTGAAAGTATAATCATTCCATACTTAAATCAGATTGATGGTAAGATGCACAGATATTATGTAGATGTAAACTTTATTATCAATGATAAAGATGGAAATCAAAAAAGATATATTGTCGAAATAAAACCTTTTGACCAAACAATACCACCTAAAGCACCAAAGAAACGAACACCTAAAGCAATGCAAAGATATAACCTTGCCATGCTTGCTTATCAGAAAAATCAAGATAAATGGAGAGCAGCAGAAGCATGGGCAAAAAACAATGGATATATTTTTAGTATTTGGACTGAAAAAACTCTAGGACTTGAAAAAAAGTGAATTACCCAGCCGCTAAACTTCGTTTAGATGAGTGGATAGTTCACTTTATTATAGAGAAATTTGTAAAGAAATTCGATAGTTTTATTTAACTTTCATCCCAACCACACTAAAGATGATTGGGATTACAAATATATCATTATTAAATCAGAGATTAACCTAAATTAACAGAAACTTTACCATAATATGCATCAGCACCCATCATGTTATCAGCGATACCATATCTAGTACTTAGCATAACTCTTGGCATAAATGTATTACCATCTAAAATAGTTGGAGAAACTTCTAGTGGTACATAAGGCATATAAACAATACCTGTGTCAGTTTCTGTACTACCTTTATAACCCATTAAAACATCATCAGATGTTCTGATAATATCAGTAAATACTTTAAATCTACCTTCAATTGTACCAGCTAAACCAATGTTAGTTGGATCTACATATGAAGAAGATTTTGGAGCAAAGTTGAAAGATTTAAGAGTTTGTAGAATAGTTAAAACATTAGGATTAACGATCATCCAGTTTGCAGCACCTCTTCTAGTTCTTACAGCAATTTGATTAGAAACTTCAAGAATTTTACTATACAATGCTTGATATTTTTCAGCCATTGTATTTGTTCCAGAAACATTATTATAATCATAGTTTGCTGTGTAACCAACTTTACCTTCAATTACATTTAATAGCTCTCTATCAATATCATTTGCAATAGTTTGTGCTAAAGCAGTAATCATTTCTTTTTCAATATTGATACCTAAAGACGCTTGAGCATCTTGTGCAGCTTCTAAAGACCATTGTGCAGCTAATTTTCTTGTTTTAGCAGTTACAGTAGTCTGAGTAAACTTCAAAGTAGTTTCTTTAAATTGATTAAAATCAGAAGTGTTACCTACAGGATTCAAGCTCATTTGTTCACCATTTTCACTTTGTGGATCACCATCTTTTAATGGAGCTTGCATTTTTGCTGCATATTGATTAACACCCGCAACATAAGAAACTTCTGCACCAGCTGGGTAAGAAACTAGAACTTTATCACCATCACTATTTTCAGCGACTGTTGCTTTTTGAGCATCTGGGTCATTTGAAATTAATGCATTATATCTTGCAGCTTCAGCAGCAGCTGCAGCTTCTGAACCTAGATCAACGATTGAGTTTTGTGTATAAACATATTTTAGAGACATACAGATACCTGTTCTCTCTTTAAGTGGTTGAACACCAACTAGTTGATCTGCAACAACATTAGTCATTACTCTTCTTGCCAAAGGCATAATTAATTTTGGAACTGATTTAATCGCTCCACTAAAAGTAGCCTCATTTAAACTTTCCGCATATTTCGCTTCATTCTCTAAGATTACTCTCATTGTATCTTTTTTATGCTCAGTTACACCTTCTAGTAATGATTCTACTAGCATTTTTGGTTGTATGTTTGCCATCTTATTATCTCCTTAAAAGAACTTCTGTTTTTATTATTTCATTTTTATTTATACCAATAATTTTTTTTTATTGGTTTTTTAAACATGATGTAGCTAAAATCCCAATCGTCTTCAGCGGT